ATTTATCATTCCCATGTTACAGCTTTGATAAATTCGTTAAAAATCTTGTCAATTTTTTCCTTATTAATCTTAAAGAAGCCATATAGCTTAAATAAGATTCTTAAGTCATCACCTACTAGCAGCTCAATATGTTTATTATTACGTAGATCTGCTACGGGACCATAATGATTAGCAAGTATAGCCATGGTCTGTGGGTGAATGCGTTTGCCAAGATATAGTTTTATTATAACTGGTATTTCATTTAATGTACAATTAAAAAGCTCTGATAATTTATATGCGTTCTTTTCAGCTTCTAACTGTAACTGATTTAAATCATCTTGAAATACCTTTGTAATACTTTCTTTAACCTTTACCCATTCTATGTAATGGTCATCGCCTTCGGCCATATTGTATATAAATCCTTGATTACCATATACAAATTGAGCAACCATCCACTGGATTAGTTCTTTGTCTGTGTCAAACTTACGAGCCAACTTATCAAAAAGATGTCTATCATTACGTGCATTAAAAGTCTCAAATGATCCCTTGACATGACCATTATTTGTAAATACATTAAATCCATCAGTAGTAAAGTGTAGCTTCAAAGCAACATAATATCTAAATGCTTTATATCCTGTCATCAGTGTTGTCCTGACAAAAGTAAACTATGGCCTTCTGATTTTGCCTGTTTAGATAATGTATATTCTAATGATCTAGCCAGATGTAGTTCTAATTCAAATCCTTCATATAATGTCTTTTTAGCTGGAACTTGATATGTATAGATCTGAAGAGTTTTATCTTTTAGAGGTCCAGTCATGACTCTTTCATATAACTGAACGCTCTTGTCAGTAACCCTTTTAGAAAGATCATGTGTGTATGAGCCTAGTCTACCTTGTAGACCGTATTTACCTTCAGCTTTACCCACTTTAAGTATGTTAGAATCATCCATGATAATATAGATACCTGCAACTGTTGATTGACATGGTTGCATATTAAAGCTTTTCTTAGGAAGATTATAAGTCATGTCAGAATGAAATTTAGCTTTCTTCTTAACAAACTCTAAAACTGTCATATATCAAGAGAACCCTTCTTAGGAAGATAGTTCTGTTCGATCATATTCATTTCGATCTTTTGCTTAAGGTTCTTATTGATGAGCTTTGAGATATCTTCTGGATCTATAAAGTTCTGTTCACAATATAGTAATACAGCATCCATATGAGATATCTTTCTCTCTATAACTACACTCTCAATATAGAGGGCAAACTCATTGTTGTTCTTGAATATTTTGCCTTCCATTACATACTACCTAGATAATAGTCTATTAGCTTGATATTCTCAGTAACTTTAGTATAAGCTTGATACTTATCTTTGTACGCTTTCCATTCTGGAGTATTTTGAGTACTTGATGCTGACATCTTATCATCAAACACTTCTAGATATTCATCAAAGAATACATCATACTCTTTTTTGGTTTTTAATAGAGACTCCTTAAGCTTTTCTAGCTCAGGCCTATTATTAGTTTTATAGGTATAATTGATATGCTGACTTATATTCATCACAGTTTCCTCATTTTAAAAATACATTATATCACAAATATCATTAAGTGTAAACAAGTTTATTCAATAGATCCATCATCTATTTTAAGCTTAGTTTTAGTTTTCTTTGGTTTAGGTTCAGCTATCTCGTTCTTTTTCTCAGCTTCTTTTCTTGATTGTAGTTCTACAGCTTCAAAACGTTTTCTGAGTCTAGGTTTGATCTCTTCAGCATTAAACCATAGTTCTAAACCATTAAGAACTTTACCGATCTCATCTTTGGTTAAGAAACCCTCATAAGCATCCTTCATAAGTTTTTCACATTGTTTGACTGTAAAGTCTGTGTGAGCCTTAACTGTTGGAGTATTACCTGAAGAACCGAATGACGCTGTATGGATCATCATGTAAGCTGTGTCGTATACATGAACTGCATGGCAATACATGGCGATTAAAGAAGCTGCGGAATGCGTAGCTCCCATAAGGAATGCTGTTACCTCAGCCTGAGATGAAAGGATACCTGATATGATAGCACCAGCAGAATCTAGGTTACCTCCATTACAGTTAATAAAGAGATGAACTTTATCGTTCTCTCCAGCATTAACCAAAATAGAGATAAGTTCTCTGTACCTACCTGGTTCTTCGATATCACTATCTAGAAAGACTTCATGAACTCTTGTTGAGCATTCAATAGTATTAATATGAACATTGTTTAGCAAATTACCAAGTAAACTTGGTGTATCATTCTCAGGTCTTGCCATTATTAAGCCTTTCGTTTATAAAATATATGATTTCCAATAGTTGTTGTTACTCTTACATTTTGCCATTGTGGAGTTATATCCTTTGTATGGAAGAATAAAGCTCCTTTTGTAACATCCTGCATGTTCTTATAGTTTAAGTATGTATATAATGCAACAGACCTTGCGTGATCGAACACTTGTTTTTCACGCTTTGTATATCTATAAGAAGCCGCCTTAACTCGTTTGTAATCATCACAATACCAACTAAATTGGCACGTCTCTTCAATTTTTTGTGTCATAGTAGCACAAATAGATTTAGGATACAATCCTGAGTGAACTCTATTAAGAGTCACTAATGCGACAGCGATCTGTCCTTTAGTAGGTTCATATCCAGCTTCGTAATAAACGTTTTGTGCTAGACATTCTACTTGTTGCTTTTCCACTTTAGTTAATTTCTTTAGTGGTTTTATTTCTTTATGTATTATTTCTGTATGTGCAATGTTAAAACTGCACAGGTAACATATAGCCAATATTGCGGCAAAAGTCTTCTTCATGGGGATATTCTCCTTGCGATTGTACTTAGCTTTATTTGCTTAGTATTATTATACTCTAGTTGCTAATTAAAGTAAATAGATTTTTTTGAAAGATTGACGGACGTCAATTAGCTTTTGAATGAAGCCCTTACGCTTCTGTTGAAAAATTTGTGGTTGTTCATCGTCTACTCCTATTATTATAGTTATATCTGGAATTGCTATATTAAACAATTCCTGGAACATAACAGAATATGCAGTTGCCTGTACAAAATAGTCTGTAATATTATTTATATCTTTTTGTTTCCCAGAAGTCTTAAAATCAATGATTGAAAGCCTTCCATCAAATTCACCAATACAGTCACATGTTCCTGCCATTCTTAGTTTATCTGAGTATAACATACATTCTAATCCGTGTATGTTATCTATTTTGTCCATTACTGGTTTCAAACTCTTCCACATATCATGATCGAACATATCGACTTGTAGTGGATGACCTAAAAAATAATCTTCAGCCAGCTTATGAATCCTAGTACCTCTATCTGTTGCTTTCTTAGAGATACGTTTTGCTTCTACTTCTCCAACTCTTTTTTTCCATTCCTCTATTCCAGGATTTGGCACATGTCCTAAAACAGTAGTTACTGAAGGATAAAGATTGCCTGAAGGAACTTTATAACGACGTCCTTCTGGTAGATCTAATCGTTCAACAACTGGAAAATCATGACGAATAAAGTTCTTCAATTATTTTTATCTGCGTACTTTTTCTTAAGCGTTGGTTTCTTACGATTAGGATCTTTTTTTGGTTCTTCAGGTTTTGTAGCAGCTTCTTTCTTTTTAGATGGTGTTAAAGTAGCTTTCTTCGCAGGTTCTACTTTCTTAGCTTCAACGACTATAGGTTTTGTTTTAATTTTTTCAGCTGCAAATATATATACTCCATAACTAATTAAACCTAATGCCGCAACAATAGCTATTAATTCATTTCTATAAGTCTTTAACATTTCCGTTTCCTTTAATAAAATTAAACTTAACTTCAGGATGACTTTGAATCATCTTATTAAAATTTGTTCTCCAATCTGGAGACATATTCATACTATCTGAATATAAAAAATTTCTAGTATAACTTTTACTGACATTATTACTACGTATATCATTAGTAGTCATAGCATCAGCACCATATATATCTATGTCAGTATAACCTAGTTCAACAGCTTTCATACAAGCTAAGTTTCCGCTTGATAAACCCTTTCGTGTCTTTTGTATGATACCTAAACTGTTAAACAATGATGAAGCTTTTACTTCTTCAATATAATCCCAAGCTGCTTGACTAAAATATACACCACAATCTATCAGTGTTGTATCATCAACTAATACTTTAACCATCTGAGGATCTAATACCACAGTGCAGTCAACCTTAGTCCAAGGAATATTGCATCCTATACGGAATGCGTACTCTGTTTCTGGATTATAGGCTGACCGACTGGGACCATTACATAGTACTGCACACTTCATATTATACTTTAAAACTTAATTAAAGTACAATTATTAGGCTGTAAGGACTTCGATCGCATGGTTGTAATGTTTAATTCGGTCTTCTAAACCGATGTAACCACCATTGATCTTTTTAGTCATTAATTTAATATCGCCTGAATCAGCTTCACGATTTAGGTTATTCTTATTCCAAAACCATAGAGCTGAGTAAAGTGCAGTAGGTATATCATCTGTCACGAGGTCAGGATCGTTCATTACTGTTTCTGGATCTTCAAAGAAGTCAGAAGCAAATTTCCAATAGTTATCCTTACCTGTTAGTTGAATCGGACCACGTCCTCTGAATTTATAACCTTCTCCGCTTTTAGTATCACCGTTACCCATACGATTAGCATATATTACATTTGCAATCATTTCAGGTTTACGATGATATGGAGCAGCGTCTCTACCAGCTGAAGCAAAGTACTTACCAAATAGTTTGTTCAATGCGTCAGCAGAATAGTTTAGATTTTCAGATAAGACAGTAAAGTCCGCGGATTCATGAGCACACTGAGCCACAAAAGCTGCAACACGTTTTGCAGTAGTTACTTCAAATTGAGGTAACTGCAC